ATAATGTTATATTTGCTTCACCTAGTAAATCAAGGATACGAAATCTCCAATCCATCGGAAGAGTCCTGCGAAAAGGAGAAAACAAAGTAAAGGCAACTCTATATGATATTGCCGATGATATTAGTTACAAATCAAGAAAAAATTATACACTCAATCACCTTATTGAAAGAATCAAGATTTATAATGAAGAAAACTTTAATTACGATATTGTAAATATACCACTTAAGGATTAATATGGGAGAAGAGTTTTACTGTATTTTAAAATTAGTATCAAGTGAAGAGATTCTATCACTTATTATGATAGATGAGAATGATGGCGATCCAATTATTATTCTACAAAATCCAGTACTTATGAAACCCGTAACAACCTCTACCGGTGATTCTTATGTGAAGATTAAGCCCTGGATAGAAATGTCTAGTGATGATATGTTCTTGATTAAACTTGATAAAGTTATTACGATGACTGAAACACAAGACGTTAAATTAATTCAGTTATATGAACATTATGTAAGTGATGATTCAATAGAAGTATATAAACCGGCTGGAGAAGTCAAACCTTCATCAACTATGGGTTATGTATCTTCGGTAGAGGAAGCAAGAAAGAATTTGGAGAATCTCTATAAAGATAATAAAGAAAGCTAAGACTTATCTTCAACGGGGACAAACCTAGTCTATACGGTTTTTCAATACTTGTCAAGCCCTTGCGGTATGTGCTATAATAATTACAACTTATACTAAAAGTTCGATGCTATGCCTAAAAAGAAATCAGAACATTATGTAAACAATAAAGAGTTATTAGAATCTCTTATTGTTTATAGATCTAAAGTAGATAAGGCAGCACAGAAGTATTTTGAGAAGTATGATAAGTATCCCCCTAAGTCTGGTGCTTGGGAAGGAAAACCTAGAATTCCAGATTATATTGGAGAATGCTTCTTGAAGATTGCCACTCACCTTTCATATAAACCCAATTTTGTAAATTATATGTTCCGTGAGGATATGTGCTCCGATGGAATAGAGAATTGTGTTCAGTACATTCATAATTTCAATCCAGAAAGGTCTCAGAATCCTTTTGCTTATTTCACTCAGATTATTCACTATGCCTTTTTGAGAAGAATTCAGAAAGAAAAGAAGCAACTGGAAATCAAGACAAAAATTATTGAAAGAACCGGTTATGATGAGGTTATGACAATTGATGACGGAGTGCTTTCTGGGAACAATAGTGAATACAACAGTATGAAAGACGCCATCCAGTACAGAAACGGAAACCGATGATTTTTAGATATTATTTTTATAAATAGTATCGTGGTAATAAAAAAATAGAATGAATATTCTTTATAAAATAACATATCTTCCTCATCTAAAAAATCAAACTCCCCCTTATTATTATGTTGGATCGAAATACAACTATGGTAAAAAATATTTCGGATCTCCGTCATCCAAACAAAAAGATTGGTATAGTGGAGACCTTACTATTTGTAAATGGTGGAAAGAAAAAATAAAAAATAATATAGATGATTTTTATTTTGAAATAATATCAGAATATGGTGAAATATCTCCTAAGCAATTAGTTGAGGAGGAGAAAAAAATTCATATGGAATTAGATGTTAAAAATAGTAAAGAATATTTTAATAAATCTGTAGCAACTTCTGGGTGGGTATCTGTTCCAAGAACAGATAATACAAAGAAAAAAATAAGTGAGATTACCAAAAATTATTGGGATCAAAATAGTCAAAAAGCATTAGAAAGAAGGAAAGAATTGAGTGAAAGAAATAAAAAAATAAAATCTAAAGAATTAAAAGAAAAATGGAAAAATCCAACTGATAAAATGTTGGATAATTATGAAAGATTTGTCAATATGGCAAAAAACCAAAAAAGGGGGAAGGATAAATCTAAAAGAAAACAAAGGACCACCCAAAAAGTTTTTTGTTGTGGTATAATATACGAAGATGCCGTTGAAGCAAGTAAAGTCGTCGGCATAAATCCAGTCAATATTCGTCGCAGATGTAGATTAGAACAATATACCGATTGGTATTATTTGGAATAAAATTATGAAAGTTGCAATTTTAACAGACACCCACTGGAGCGCCCGCAAAGCTTCAAGAAATCTTCACGACTATTTTCAATTGTTTTACGATAATGTTTTCTTCCCTGCTCTAGAAGAACACGGGGTAGAGACTGTAATTCATATGGGTGATGCCTTTGATAATCGTAAAAGTATCGATTTCTGGGGTCTTGATTGGACTAAAAAAGTAGTATTAGAACCTCTTAGAAAGTACCAAGTCCATATGATTGTGGGTAATCACGATATTTTTCTTCGTAATTCTACTGAAATTAATGCTCCAGAACTACTCCTAAAAGATTACTCAAACATAAAGACTTATAGTTCCCCAACGAATACAAAGGTTTGTGGAATTGATATGACTTTTATTCCTTGGATTTGTAGTGAAAACTATGATGAAACTCTAAAAGTTATTCAGAAGTCAAAGGCAAAGATTGCGATGGGGCACCTTGAACTCAAAGGGTTTCGGGTTAATAAACATCTTGTAATGGAGGAGCATGGACTGGAAGCAAATCTTTTTTCAAACTTCAAAAAGGTATTTTCTGGTCATTACCACACTCGTTCTGATAATGGAACTGTGTTCTATCTCGGTAATCCTTATGAAATGTACTGGACGGATGTAAATGATACTCGTGGATTTCATATCTTTGATACCGAAACTCTAGAGCATACTCCAATCAACAATCCTTATAAATTATTCTATAACATTTATTATGAAGATACTCCACATCAGACTTTTGATGCCTCCGAGTATTCTAATAAGATTGTCAAAGTAATCGTCCGTAAGAAAACCAAGCAAAAAGATTTTGAAAAGTTTATTGACAAACTCTATAAGATTGGTATTCAAGACCTGAAGATTGTTGAAAACTTTGAGATTCAGGAAAATGAAAACTTTGTAATTGATGAGGAAGAGAATACTATTTCAATTCTGAATCGTTATATTGATGAATCCGAATATGACTTTGATAAGAGTACTATCAAGAGTATATTCCAAGACCTCTATAAACAAGCTTGCGAAGTGGAGTAAAATGTTTCTTCTAACTCTTAAGGGTCGTAAAGATGATGGTGCATATGCCGTTCAAGACCAATATGGAGAAAAGGTTTTATTTTTATTTGAAGAAGAGGATGATGCCACTCGGTATGCTATGATGCTTGAGTATGATGAAGACTACGAAAAAGAAATGGAAATTGTGGAAGTTGATGATGAACTTGCCATAAAGACTTGTAAGCATAACAACTACAAGTATGCCGTAATTACTACTGATGATATTGTAATTCCTCCTAAAAATGATAACCTTCAAAAAAATTAAATGGAAGAACTTTCTTTCTACCGGACAGCATTTTACGGAGATTGATTTCCAAAAGAATAATACAAACTTAATTATTGGAGCAAATGGTGCAGGGAAATCAACTGTACTGGATGCTCTTACTTTTGTTTTATTCAATAAAAGTTTTAGGAAAATCAATAAAAATCAATTAATCAATCAAACAAACGAAAAGGATTGTTTAGTTGAGATTGAGTTTTCTGTCAATAGTCGTGATTATTTGGTTCGTCGTGGAATCAAACCAAATGTCTTTGATATTGAAGTAAATGGAAAACAACTTCATAAGGAATCTGATGACCGCATTAATCAAAAATTACTAGAAGAAAATATTCTAAAGGTAAATTATAAATCTTTCACTCAGATTGTAATTTTGGGTTCCAGTACCTTTGTGCCTTTTATGCAACTTACGACTGCCAATCGTCGTGAGGTGATTGAGGACTTATTGGATATTCGGATATTCTCTACGATGAACACTATCATCAAAGAAAAGATTCGTACTAAAAAGGAAGAAATAAAATCTCTTGAGTTGAAGAAGCAAAACCTTAAGGACAAGGTTGAAATGCAGAAGAGTTTTATTGAGGAACTTGAGAATCGTGGCAATGCTAATATAAATGCCAATAAACGGAAAATTTCCGATTTAGATACTGAAGTCGGTACTTATATGACCGAGAATGCCAAGACTGAAGAAGACATTTTCAAATACACAAAAGAACAAGAGGAGGTTATTGGTGCCGCAGAGAAGTTAGGGAAACTCAATAATCTTAAGGGTAAAATCTCTCAAAAAGTATCTACGATTACTAAAGAGCATAAGTTTTTTAGTGAAAATACGGTATGCCCTACTTGTACTCAAGGTATTGATGAAAGATTTCGCCTAGATAGAATTGCAGATGCTCAAAATAAAGCAAAGGAACTCCAGAAAGGTTTTCAGGAACTTGAGGAGACTATGAAGTTTGAACAAGAACGAGAGCGTCAATTTCTAGCACTATCACAGGAGATTACGAAACTCAACCATGAGATTTCTCAAAACAATACTCGGATTTCACTCAGTCAGAGACAAATCCGAAACCTTGAATCTGAAGTTCAAACTATTACCGAACAACTTAAAAACAGAAATACTGAAAATGAGAAGTTAGAAGAGTTTAGAGATAATCTTCAAAAAACATTTGATGACCTTTCGGATAAAAAAGAAGAAATCGTTCATTATGATTTTGCCTATTCCTTACTCAAGGATGATGGTGTAAAAACGAAGATTATTAAAAAGTATCTCCCGTTCATAAATCAGCAGGTGAATCGTTACTTACAGATGATGGATTTTTATATCAATTTCCATCTTGATGAAGAGTTTAATGAGAGCATCAAGTCACCCATTCATGAGAACTTTTCTTATGCTTCTTTTAGTGAGGGTGAGAAAATGAGAGTTGATTTGAGTTTGCTATTTACTTGGAGAGAAGTCGCAAGACTTAAGAACTCTGTAAATACAAATCTTTTGATAATGGATGAAGTTTTCGACTCATCCCTTGATGGATTTGGAACCGATGAGTTTCTTAAGATTATTCGTTATGTCATAAAGGATGCTAATATATTCGTGATTTCTCATAAGACCGGACTTGAGGACAAATTCCAAAGTGTCACAAGGTTTGATAAGAAGGCAGGATTCTCGTATAAAGTAGAAACATAAGCAAAAGGAAAATGCAAGTACCTAACAGGCATCACCACTCACGCAAGGAGCAGAAGCGGAAACTCAAACCGCAGGCACTCCGACAGGCAAAGGCACGACTCAAAGCCTTTAAGAAAAAGCACTCTTCGGAGTGTTTTTTTTATAAATAATTAGAAAGTTTTGGAAAAATGAGAGAACAAGAAGTTAGAAATCTTTGGGAAGCATATCTGGAAGTTTGTGAAAATCAGCAACTTGATGAAGTTTCTGATGAACTTGTAGGTAGAGCTGTAAATAAACGTATTGCTGCTACTGGTGCCGCAAATGATACGGAAATGAAAGACCGCACTCCTGAAAATATGAGAGCTTCTGTGAGAGCTGGCGAAAAGGAAGCAAGTATGAAGACTGCTGCCGCTAAAAGAAGGAAAAGAATGAATAAAGAAGAAGTTGACCTCTTTGACACCATTCTTGAGCACCTAGTTGCCGAAGGTTATGCCGATACAAATGAAGCAGCACTTGCTATTATGGCAAATATGAGTGAAGAGTGGATTGGTAGTATTGTTGAGGCAGTAGACCCAGACTATACGGGTCCATCTCAAGATCCGTTATCTAGAGCAAGCAGAGCAATTGGAAATGCTGTAAAGTTTGCTACGGGACAACAAGCTGCGGAAGTAAGAGCAAAACAAAAAGGTGTTCCCGGAAATGTTGTTGTTAAGCAGTCTGGTCCCTTTTCGACAAAAAATGTTCCAACTAAGGGATCTTTTATTTCTGATACTGAAATGAGAAGGAGAGGTCAAAGTACACAACCAATGGGACCCATAGGAAAATAAACCACTTTCAAAACTGGCACACCAGAGGGTTTCACGACCCTCTTTTTTTGTATAATAGGTTCATAAGACAAACGAACTCCTAATGACCGTAAATTTTGAAGTAAAAGGTATGCTTGCCCGTCTTCTGGCAACGGAAGACCTGATTGTGGAACACAAGAAGGTTGAGACTGCCTGCTTTAATGTTCATACGCGGGTCCTGACGCTTCCTATGTGGCAGAAGGCAAGTAATTGTGTCTATGATATGTTGGTTGCCCATGAGGTATCCCATTCACTTTATACACCTGATGAAGACTGGACGGAGCAGGTTAGGGTTCCTCAACAGTTTGTGAATGTCTGTGAGGATGCTCGTGTGGAGAAACTCATCAAACGCCGTTATGCCGGATTGGCAAAGACCTTCTATGGTGCCTATCGGGAACTTCAGGAAGAAGATTTCTTTCAGATTGGTGATGATGACCTTTCAACACACAATCTTGCCGACCGTGCGAACCTTTACTTCAAGGTTGGTAATTTCTTGACTCTTGAATTTACCAATAGGGAGCAAGAAATTGTTGATATGATTGGCAAGGCAGAAACCTTTGATGAAACTCTGGATGCTGCCAAGGTTCTTTATGATTACTGTAAGCAAAAGCAAGAAGAACAAACAAAACTTCCGAGTATTGATAATCACGAAAAGTCTTCTGGTTCTGGTGCCGGAGAGCAACCCGAAGAACAGCAAGAACTTTCTCCCGAAGAGGATGGTGAAGGTGAGAGTGATAAGCAACAGACTTCTGAGTCTGAGCAACAAACTCAAGGCGAAAAGTTTGATGACCAGAATACCCAACAAACTGGTGGACAACACGCCGAACCAGATGTGAAGACTATGAGTTCTCTTGAGGAAAACCTTAAGGAACTGGTGAATAACAACATTCAGGAAACTAATTATATTGAAGTTCCTAAATTGAATCTGGATTCGGTGATTATTTCTAATCAAATTATTCACAATACTTGTAAAGATAATTGGGAGAAGCAACTCTTTATTCACGAAGATAGTGAAATCTTTACCACAGTGGATGCCGAGTATGTATCTTTTAAGCGTTCGGCACAAAAGGAAGTCAATTATCTGGTGAAAGAGTTTGAGTGTCGTAAGGCAGCAGACTCTTATGCCAGAGCATCAGTTTCTAAGACTGGTGTTCTGGACTGTACGAAACTTCATACCTATAAGTATCAGGAGGATTTGTTTAAGAAAGTAACCACATTTGCCACCGGTAAAAATCACGGTCTGGTTTTTATTCTTGATTGGTCTGGGTCTATGAGTAATGTTCTTATGGATACGGTCAAGCAACTTTATAATCTTATTTGGTTCTGTAATAAGGTTAATATTCCTTTTGAGGTTTATGCCTTTACAAATGATTGGAACTATAGGTCTTCATATGATGCCGATGGTAAAGTGACTAGTACTCCTCAAGAACATACAGTTCGTAAAGAAAATGAACTAGTGGTTGATTATACATTTGGTCTCCTGAATCTCTTTACCAGCAAGGTAAAAAGTTCGGTTCTTGATACTCAACTCAAGAATATCTATCGGGTTGCCAAACAATATGATCGTTCTAATTGTGGGAGTTACAGGTATCAATCTCCTCATAAACTAACTCTTTCCGGAACTCCACTGAATGAGTCACTTGTTGCCTTACACCAGATTCTTCCACATTTTCAGAAAGAACATAAACTTCAGAAAGTCCAGTGTGTAATTCTGACTGATGGTGAAGCTGCTCCTCTAAAGTATTATCGAGAAGTTAAACGGCACTGGGATAATGGAGAGTCTTATTTGGGAACTAATTACATTCAA